CTCACCTGCAGGTTTCAACCGTGGTCAGATTAAGAACCTAGTTAAACTAGCATTTAATCCACGCAAGGCAGAAAGAGACACTCTTTATGTTAAGAACATAAATCCAGTTGTAACTTTCCCAGGCCAAGGAACTATCTTGTATGGCGATAAGACTCTACAGTCTAAGCCATCTGCGTTTGATCGTATCAATGTTCGTAGACTATTCATTGTTCTTGAAAAGGCAATTGCTATTTCAGCTAAATATTCACTATTCGAGTTCAATGACGCATTTACTAGAGCGCAGTTCAAGAACCTAGTAACACCATACCTACGCAATATTCAGGGTAGACGTGGTATTACTGACTTCTACGTTGTTTGTGACGATACAAATAATACGCCACAAATTATCGACAGCAATCAGTTTGTCGGTGATATCTATATTAAACCTGCGAGAAGCATTAACTTCATCCAGCTTAACTTTATTGCTGTTCCAACTGGAGTGCAGTTTACTGAAGTTATCGGAAAGTTTTAATAAATAGATAAAATCTCAAAGGAGTAAAATAGATGGCTTTCAATATTAATCAATTTAAGGCACAGGGTCTAGTTTATGGTGGAGCTAGACCCTCCCTCTTCCAAATTAATGTTGCTCCTCCAGTTGGCATTCCGTTAAATCCGGAAGCCTTCAGAAAGTTCGTTTTCACATGTCGTGCAGCCGAACTACCTGAATCAACTGTTTCTAACATCGAAATTCCTTATTTCGGTCGTAAGATTAAAGTTGCTGGAGAAAGAACTTATGCTGATTGGTCAGTAACAGTCATGAACGATGAAGATTTCTCTGTTCGTTCAATGTTCGAAGCTTGGCTAAACGGTATTAATACTGTAATTTCAAACGTTCGTGTTCCAACTGCTTCTGCCGAACAGTATAAAACACTAATTGACGTAACACAATATAGTAAGGATGGCGATGTCCTTCGTGAATATCAGCTCTGGGGCGCTTTCCCAACACAGCTAAGTGGTATTGGTCTAGGTTGGGATTCTGGTAATAATATTGAAGAGTTTACTGTAAACTTTGCTTATGATTATTGGATTCCAACAGTTGAAGACGCTTCAGTTAAAACATCAGGTAAGGTTACTACTTATCTTGCTGAAACTGAAGTTGGGCCTCAATCGGTACTATAATAAATACTTTATATTATTGAAGAGGGGAGTTAATCTCCCCTCAATACTTGGAGAAAAAATTTGGCAGAATTATTCGGCTTCGAACTCAGAAAAAAACGTCCAGACATAGAGTTACCATCATTTGCTCCTCCAAAGGACTCAGATGATGGTGCAGTAGTCGTATCAGCAGGTGGTGCTTTTGGCACTTATGTTGATCTCGATGGCACTGTTAGATCTGAAGCAGAGTTAGTAACAAAATATCGTGAGATGTCATTACAACCAGAATGTGATGCCGCTGTTGACGAAATTGTTAATGAATCTATTTCAATTGACGAAGAACATATTGTTCAAATTAATCTTGAGCAGTTAAATGTTAATGAAAATATTAAAAAGATTATTCGTGACGAATTTCAATATTGTCTAAACCTTTTAGGGTTTAACAAATATGCTTATGAAATTTATAGACGCTGGTATATTGATGGTCGTTTATATTATCATGTTATTATTGATGATAAAAATCCAGCAGCAGGTATCAAAGAAGTAAGATACGTTGATCCACGTAAGATTCGTAAAGTCCGTGAGGTCCAAAAGAAAAAGATTCAAGCCAATAATCCAGGCGATGCAGTTGTAACTAAGACAGTTAATGAATATTTCATTTTCAATGACAAAGGTTTCAACTTCGGAAATAAAGCAGTTGGTCCATCAACAACAGGACTAAAAATTGCTAAGGATTCTATTTTACACGTTGTGTCTGGTCTTACTGACAATCAAGGCACAATGGTTTTATCTTATCTACATAAAGCAATCAAGCCGCTTAATCAGTTAAGAACATTGGAAGACGCTCTAGTTATTTACCGTCTTGCTCGTGCACCAGAACGTCGTATTTGGTATATTGACGTTGGTAATCTTCCTAAGATGAAGGCAGAGCAGTATGTTCGTGACATTATGGTTAAGCATAAGAACCGTCTAATTTACGACGCACAGACTGGTGATATTCGTGACGATCGTAAGTTCATGACGATGCTTGAAGACTATTGGCTACCACGCCGTGAAGGTGGTAGAGGTACGGAGGTTACTACCCTACCAGGTGGCCAGACACTGGGACAGATGGACGACGTCCTATACTTCCAAAAGAAGTTTTTACAGGCGCTTAATGTTCCGGTGTCAAGACTTAATTCAGATGCTCTATTCTCAGTTGGTAGAGCAACAGAAATTACAAGAGACGAACTAAAGTTTAATCGTTTCTGTATTCGTTTAAGAGGAAGGTTCTCAAATCTATTCCTTGAAATGTTAAAGAAGCAGCTAATCCTCAAGGGTGTTACAACTATTGATGATTGGAATGCAATAGTTGACGACATTCGTTTTGACTTTGCTAAGGATAATTACTTTACAGAACTAAAAGATGCTGAAATTCTTGAAGGTAGAATTACTCAAGCAAGAAATATTCAGGATATGCTTGGTAAGTATTACAGCCATGAATGGGTTCGTAAAAATGTCCTTCATCAATCAGATGATGATATCGAAAAGAATGATAAGCAAATTGTCAATGAAACCAAATTAGCAGATCAAGGCGAATATAGATGGGTTAATCCAGCTATATTACAAAACGAACAAATGCTTCAGCAACAACAAATGGCAGATCAACAGCAACAAGATCAAATGTTGCAGCCGGGAGTTGAAGGTTCTATGGGTCAAGACCCAGAATTAACTCAAAAAATGCAAGAAGTCAGAAACGCTGAAGTTATAGTTGATCAAATGAAAAAGATGCCAAAGGCTAATAGAACTATGGCAGACGAAGCAAAATATAAAGCAGCTGTTCAAATTCTAGCAAAGAACCCAGATTTAGTTCAAAGAGGTTCTGTTAGAAACGCACAACAGCAATAGTAGAGGATGAACACAAATGACTGAAGCTAATAAATATGGTTTGGATGATTTAGTTATTTCTGCAATAGAGCAGAGACCAACAGATTTCGAAGCAGCATTTAATGATTTGATTGTTGATCGTATTTCTAATGCAATAGAAAATAAGAAAATTGAATTTGCTCAACAGATGTATGGATACGAACCAGAAGCAGATTATGAAGAAGATGCTGAAGATCAAGACATAGATAACTCAGAGGAAGAGGATTATGGCGAAGAAACTTAGAGATATTACTGGCAAAGGTCAGTTCGCCGGAGTAAGCAAAACTTCAGTTGCTCCGCCAGACATTGATGATAAAAACCTATATCAGTGGAACGCCAAAGACGGTGTTGCTTTTGTAAAGAAGCATGACGTTGAAACTCATGATTATCCATATGATGCAGAAGCTGCCTTCAAGGGTAAAAAGGGTGGCGGTAGCAAGACTACAAAGTATAAGTTTCAGAAAGACGATGTTTATGAAGCTGCATGTAATCGCACTAATGAAGGTGTGATGTGCGAAGTTCATGGTGAGTCTGCTTGTCCAACTGGTTCAGATCAAGAGCCAAGATATAAGGGCAAGAAAATGTTAACTGACAAAAAACATGTTTCAGAAGGACGTATTGAAGACGATGCTCAGAGAAAAGCAGCAAAAAAGCTTTCTGATATTGCTAAGTCGTCAAACGTTCCAGTGACTAAATTAAAGCCAGGTAAGAAACAGTATAATCAGTTAAAGAGCACTGGTGCTATGTTTGGTGGTGCACGTAAATTTGCTGCTGGTTTATCAAAGCGTGAGATTGAAGGCGGCGAACATGGTTCATCAGTTGGCAGAGCAAAAGTTACTGGCAAGAAAATGGCAGAAGAAACTGAAGTAGTTAATGAAGTAGCTCCACCAAATCCAAAGATTGAAAAGTGGATTAAGTCAAACAAAGAACGTTTCGTAAAAGAATATGGTAAAGAAAAAGGCATGCAGGTTCTTTATGCTAAGGCATGGAAAATGCACGGACAGTCTGAGTCAGGCGCCGCTACTAATACTGAATATACTGGTGGCACTTTAGGTTCAACTGGTAGACTTGATGTGGGGACTCTATAATGTTTATTAAATTAAAAGGCGCAGAAGTATCAATTGCATCGGCCAATAATGTTGCAGGAGCTACAACTATTCGTATTGTTAATACTGGCGCTGCCGCTGTTCTTAATTTAGCTTATGCTAATGGTGTGGTTTATGCGAACACTACAGTATCAAATACTGAGTCAATTGTTATTCCAAAAGGACCAACAGATACAGTAACAGGAGCAAATATGAAAGCCGCTCCAGTAGAATACAGAGGATAACAGATGAAACTCATCGCCGAATTAAACGAAGAAACTCAATATATTACCGAAAGAACTGAAGACGGTAAAAGGCAACATTATATCATTGGCCGTTTTATGACTGCTGAAGAAAAGAACAAAAACGGTAGAATGTATAAAAAAGACATTCTAGAAAATGAAGTAGCAAGATACATTCGTGAAGTAGTTAATGCTAAAAGAGCATTCGGCGAACTAAATCATCCATCAGGACCAACTATTAATCTTGACCGTGTATCACATATCATCACTGAATTAAAGTGGGATGGTAATTTTGTTAACGGTAAAGCAAAGATTACTTCAACACCTATGGGCGAAATTGCTAGAGGTCTCCTAGAATCAGGCGGTCAGCTTGGTGTTTCTACACGTGGTATGGGTTCTTTGAAAGAATCAAATGGTGTTATGGTTGTTCAACCAGATTTCAAACTTTCAACAGTTGATATTGTTTCCGACCCAAGCGGACCTGGATGTTTCGTAAACGGTATTATGGAAAACGTTGAGTGGATTTACGATCCAGTCAAGGGTTCATGGCATGAAGAAAGACTTCATGAAATAAAGAAAAATGTCCATTCTTTAAGTAAGTCAAAACTTGAAGAACAGAGATTAAACATATTTGAGAACTATCTAACTTCTCTAATAGTAAAAAACAAAAAATTATAAATAATTCTAAATTTCTTTAATAGGAGACTATTTAAATGGCTAATAACGAAGAATTCGATCTTGAAGCTCTAAATGCTCTTGAGGAAGCCAAGGTAAAGGGCAAGAAGAAGCATCACAAGGAAGAAGAGGAAGAGGAAGAAGATAAAGAATATGAATCTTCTTGCAAGAAGATGGAAGAGGAATCAGTTGATGAGGAAACTCTTGCTGCTTCATCACTTCATCCAGCTGCACGTCCTTCAGACCCAATGCCAAAACTAAAGGCAATGACTTCAGTAATGAACGTTATGGCTGGTATGGGCAAGTCAGAACTTATCGACTTCTTCAATCAGGTCCAGGCTCAGTTCGGCCCAGGTAAGGATTGGGGTGTTGGTGACAAGTCAGCACATAATCAGTCAACTATTGATATGAAGCCTTCACATGCTACTGGTGGTAATGTTGGTCCAAAGACTGCATATCCAATGCCAAAGCTTAATGTAAAGGAAGACATTGAAGAAATGTTCAATGGTCAGGATCTCTCAGAAGAATTTAAAGACAACGTTGCTACACTATTTGAAGCAGCAGTTTCAGCAAGAGTTATTGCTGAGCAGACACGTCTAGAAGAAGAATATGAAACAAAGCTACAGGAAGAAGTTTCTTCAATTGCCGAAGAAATGACATCAAAGCTTGACACATATCTTGATTATGTTGTTGAGAATTGGATGAAAGAAAACGAAGTAGCTATCGAATCAACCCTACGCAATGAACTCGCTGAAGAGTTTATTGAAGGATTGAAGAACCTATTCGCTGAGCACTACATCAGTGTTCCAGAGGAGAAGGTTGATGTTCTAGAAGCAATGGCTGAAAAGGTTGAAGCTCTAGAATCAAGACTTGACGAAACAATTTCAGAAAACGTTGAGCTAAAGAACTATTTTGTTGAAGGTCAGAGACTTGAAATCGTTTCTGAACTTGCTTCTGATCTTGCATTGACACAGCAGGATAAGTTCTCTGCTCTAGTTGAAGGAATTGAATTCGACGGTGATCTTGACGTTTATGCTAAGAAGCTAATGATCGTTAAAGAAAACTATTTCAGAAATGAAGCAACTTCGAGTTCTTCAATTGAAGAAGAAACATTTGAAGGAGAAATCAGTGAAACTAGAAACATCGACCCAAGTGTTGGTCGTTATCTAGCCGCTATCTCCAGAACAGTTAAAAAGTAATATATTATAAATAAAATAAAGTGTATTTTCTAAGAAAGGAAAACCTAAATGTATCTAGCTGAGGAAATTCAAAATAAGTGGGCACCAGTCCTAGACCATGACGCTCTTGGCGCCATTAAGGACCAGCACCGCCGTTCAGTAACAGCAGTTATGCTTGAGAACACTGAGAAGGCTCTAGCTGAGTCTGCTGCTCATGGTTCTTATCAGACTCTAACTGAGACTGATTCACTAGTTCCAGCTAACCTAATGGGCGCTTCAAGCTCAACTCAGGGTACTGGTGGTATCGATACTTTCGATCCAGTTCTTATTTCTCTAGTTCGTCGTGCAATGCCAAATCTAATGGCATACGACATCTGCGGCGTTCAGCCAATGACTGGCCCAACTGGCCTCATCTTCGCAATGCGTTCACGTTATGCTAACACAACTAGCTATAACAACGCTGGCGCAGAAACATTCTATAACGAAGTTAACACTCAGTTCTCTTCTGTTACTTCAGGTGCTAACACCTTCGGTCAGAAGCATGTTGGAACTATTCCAGGTGCAACTAACACTTCACCACTAACAGCAGTTAACACCTATAACACTGGTGCTGCTATGGGTACATTCCAGGCTGAAGCTCTTGGAACCGACTCAAACACTGCTTTCCCACAGATGGCATTCTCAATTGAGAAGGTTACTGTTACAGCTAACACTCGTGCTCTAAAGGCAGAGTATACTATGGAACTAGCCCAGGATCTTAAGGCTATCCATGGTCTAGACGCTGAAACAGAACTAGCTAACATTCTATCAGCTGAAATCCTAGCCGAAATCAACCGTGAAGTTGTTCGTACTATCAACATCACTGCTGAAGCTGGCGCTCAGGAAAACACAACTACAGCTGGTGTCTTCGATCTTGATACTGACTCAAACGGTCGTTGGTCAGTTGAAAAGTTCAAGGGTCTAATGTTCCAGCTAGAGCGTGAAGCTAACCAGATCGCCAAGCAGACTCGTCGTGGTAAGGGTAACATCGTTATCTGTTCTTCAGACGTTGCTTCTGCACTACAGATGGCTGGTGTTCTTGACTACGCTCCTGCTCTTAACTCAAACAACCTACAGGTTGACGATACAGGCAATACCTTCGCTGGTATCCTAAATGGTCGTCTACGTGTTTATATCGATCCATACGCTCTAGGCGGTAACTATCTAACTGTTGGCTATAAGGGTTCATCAGCTTTCGACGCTGGTCTATTCTATTGCCCATACGTTCCACTACAGATGGTTCGTGCAGTTGATCAGTCAAGCTTCCAGCCAAAGATCGGCTTTAAGACTCGTTACGGCATGGTAGCAAACCCATTCGCTCAGGGTCTTACTCAGGGTCTTGGTGCTCTTACTATCAACACTAACAAGTACTATCGTAGAGTTATTGTTAATAACCTTATGTAATTTGGTTTCGGACGAAGATCCGATATCTAGAAACTGGGGCGGCTTCGGTCGCCCCTTTTTTCATATAAATAGTATGAAAAGGAGTTGATATGACTGCTATAGATAACACACCTATAAACAAAAACTTTCTTAGTCCTCTTAATTTCAAGTTCACAATTAAGAAGGCGCCACATGTCAACTTTTTTATACAGAAAATTAATGTTCCTCAAATATCTTTAGCAGCACCAAACGTCCCTACACCATTTGTAAAGTATCCAGTCCCTGGCGATCACATAGATTATTCTGAATTACAAATTACGTTCAAAGTTGATGAAGACCTTAAAAACTATCTAGAAATTCATAACTGGATTAAGGCTCTTGGTAAGCCAGATAACTTTGATCAGTATAGAGAAATAGAACAAAAGAAATCATGGACTGGCGATGGTATATATTCTGATATTTCTGTAATGATTCTTTCATCTACAAAAGCAGCAAACTACGAAGTAGTATATACAGATGCTCATCCTATATCTCTGTCTGGTTTAACCTTTGGAACAACCGATGAAGATGTCAATTATGTTGAAGCTTCAGCAACTTTCAAATATACTTTGTATAATATAGAGAAGATTTAACTTTACTTTTTTCGAAAAGTATTATATAATATAATATTAATTGAAAAAGGTGATCTATGACTATTGATGAAATTTTAGAAAATTGGAACGTCGATTCTCAGATTGACAAAACAGAGCTAGGCGAAGAAGCCCTTAAAATCCCTAAACTCCATCATAAATATTATCAAATTTATGTCAAGGAAAAAATGATTCTGCGTAAGCAAGAGTCAGAGATGAAACAACTCAAGCTTGATAAGTATGAATTTTTAACTCAGGGTCCAAACGAAGAAACTAAAGATAGAGGTTGGAAGCTTCCGCCTAAAGGTATGATCCTCAAAAGCGATATTCCTATGTATTTGGATTCTGATCAGGAAATAATAAATCAATCTCTTAAAATTGGTTATCAACAAGAAAAGATAGAACTGTTAGATTCAATCATTAAAACTGTTATGAATAGAAATTTTATTATTCGTAATGCTATTGATTGGCAGAAGTTCACCATGGGAGCATAATGGATAAAGTTCAGATTGAAAAGTTCGACGAAATATATGTAAAGATCAAAGCCGAACCCAGCATCATGATGGAAATGAGTGAATTTTTTACATTCACTGTTCCTGGCGCCAGCTTCATGCCTGCTTATCGATCTAAGTTCTGGGATGGTAAAATAAGACTCCTTAATGTAATGACTGGGCTTTTATATGCTGGCCTTACGAAATACGTAGAAGAATTCTGTAAATCAAGAGAATACGAATTAGAGTATCTAACAGATTTCTCTGCAGAAAATTTTTCTGTAAAGGAAGCAAAAGATTTCATTGCTAAATTAAAACCAACAATGGAACCTAGAGACTATCAAATTGATGCATTCGTTCATGCAGTTAGAGAACGTAGAGCTCTTTTGTTATCACCAACTGCATCTGGTAAATCATTTATTATCTATCTACTTGTGAGGTATTATGCAAAACGCACTCTTATTATTGTACCAACTACTTCTCTTGTTAGCCAGCTTGCCAGTGATTTTGCTGACTATGGTTTTGACTCCGATACTTTTGTTCATCGTGTGTTCGCTGGACAGGATAAGGGATCAACAAAACCAATCACAATCACAACTTGGCAAAGCATATACAAACTACCTAGCAAATTCTTTGACAACTTTGATGTTGTCATCGGAGACGAAGCTCATCTCTTCAAAGCAAAATCTCTTACTTCTATACTTACTAAGATACCCGCTGCACGTTACCGTTTTGGATTTACCGGAACATTGGATGGTACTCAAACCCACAAGCTCGTTCTTGAAGGACTCTTTGGAGCCGTCAGAAAAGTAATATCAACAAAGGAGTTGATTGATCAAAAGCACCTTGCTGATTTTAGAATCAAAGCGATAGTATTAAATCATCCGGATGAAGCTAAAAAGATGATTGCTCGAGCCAATGATTATCAAGCAGAAATGGATTATCTGGTCAAGTTAGAAGCAAGAAACAAATTCATTAAGAACCTTGCTCTTTCTCTTGAAGGTAATACTTTGATATTATACCAATTCGTTGAGAAGCATGGTATTCATCTAGCAAATATGCTACAGAATAACGATCGATCAGTATACTGGGTTTCCGGAGAAGTTTCTGGAGAACAAAGAGAAGAAATAAGAAAGGTTGTTGAGAATGAAAATAATTCGATTATTGTGGCTTCTTTTGGCACTTTTAGTACCGGAGTCAATATTAAGAACCTTCATAATATTATATTTGCTTCTCCTTCCAAGTCAAGAATTAGAAACCTTCAGTCAATTGGTCGAGGGCTACGTAAATCGAACACTAAAACTTCTTCGACACTTTATGACATCGCCGACGACTTGAGTTGGAAATCAAAGAAGAATTATACATTGTTACACTTCATGGAAAGAGTTAAGATATATAACGAAGAGAAGTTTGAATATAAAATCTATAAAGTGAATTTAGAATATTAATTTCAACTGGGGCACTAGTGATTATACTCGTGCTGCGAAAAAAGTCAAGGGATATATTATGGAAGAAAAGAAACCAAAAAGAAAAGTAAATTATATCAACAACAAAACTCTTTATGGAGCAATGATCCATTACAAAAACGATTTAAAAGATGCATTGAGTAAAGGTCAAGAAAAACCTATCGTTCCAAAATATATTGGTGAGTCTATTCTTTTAATTTGTAATAACCTTGCTAAGAAACCAAACTTCTCAGGATATACATATAAACAAGATATGATTAGCGACGGTATTATGGACTGCATTGCAGCAGTCGATAACTTTAACCCGGATAAAACGAATAATCCCTTCGCTTATTTTACGCAGATTGCATGGAATGCTTTTTTAAGAAGAATACAAAAAGAAAAGAAACAGACTTATATCAAACATAAAAATTTCGAGAACTCTCATTTGTTCAGCGAAATAATAGAAGACTCTAATCACGCTACACATTTAAAATCTAATGATTACTCTTCCGACATTGTTCGCTCGTTTGAAGATAAGTTGACTAAAACTAAAAAACAGAGTAAACTTACCGGAGTAGAGATTTTTTCTGAATTAGAAGAGGAGGTAGAAGAGAATGAAGAATGATCATCTTGTACCTGTTAACATCCAAGATATTGTTAATAGATTAAACGATAAGAATATTAAAGAAAACGAAAGAATGAATCTTTTGATGCGTCTAGATGCTATTCGAGATTATGTTACAGCTGCTGTTGTAAAGGCAAATTCAAAGAATGAAAATCGCACTTTTAACCGATAGTCATGCAGGAGTTAGAAATGACTCCCTTGCATTTCATGATTATATGAAGAGATTTTACGATGATGTGTTTTTTAAATACCTCGACGACAACAATATTCGTACTATCGTTCATTGTGGGGATATTGTTGATCGTCGTAAGTATATTAACATTAATACTGCTTATCGTTTACGGAAAGATCTAATTGAGCCTGCTATTTCTCGTGGTATAGAATGGCATCAGTGTCTAGGTAATCATGACACGTATCATAAGAATACCAATGAAGTCTCTTCTTTCAACGAACTTTTTAGAAAGTATGAAATAAATATATATGATAAAACAACCGAAGTAATGTTCGGTGATACTAAGATTCTGTTAATTCCTTGGATTTGCGATGATAATCGAGAACATTCCTTCACCTTAATAAGGAATACAGATGCGCAAATTGCTTTCGGACATCTTGAACTTCAAGGGTTTGAAATGTTTAAAGGATCAATTGTTTCACACGGAGACGATCCAAGTTTGTTTGGACGTTTTGATGTTGTCTGCTCTGGGCATTTTCATCATCGTTCAAACCGTGGTAATATTTATTATCTCGGTTCTCCTGCAGAGTATACTTGGTCTGATTATAATGATCCTCGAGGGTTTCATATCTTTGACACAGAAACGAGAGAAATAAAATTTATCGAAAATCCTTATAAGATGTTTCATAAGTTTTGGTATAATGATGGTGATCCAAAGTTTGTTGATAGTAATATTGATTACACACAGTTTGCTAATAAGATAATTAAAATTATTATTACTGAAAAGAATAACCCTTATTGGTTCGAAAAATTTATTGAGAACATAGAAAAACAAAATCCTATCGATATCCAAATAGTAGAGGACCATCTTAATCTGAATCTCGAAGATGATGATGAGATTATTGATGAGGCTGAATCTACAATTGATATTTTCAAAAAGTATATTACTGGCGCTGAAGTTAAAGGCGTTGATAAGACTAAATTAGAAAATAAAATTGTTGAATTATATAATGAGGCATTGACAGTTGAATGATTTATTTTAAGAAACTACGATGGAAGAATTTTCTTTCGACCGGTAACGTATTCACAGAGATAGATCTAGCCAGTAAAGATACTACTCTTATTGTTGGGCAGAATGGGGCTGGTAAGTCAACCATTCTTGATGCGTTAACCTTTGGTCTTTTTGGTAAACCTTTCCGAAAAATAAACAAGCCTCAGCTTGTAAACTCTATCACGCAAAAAAACTGTGTGGTAGAGATAGAGTTTTCTATAGGATCTAAGGAATACAAGATTGTTCGTGGCATAAAGCCATCGGTTTTCGAAGTATATCTGAATGGTAATCTTTTAAATCAGAACGCTGAAATGAAAGATTATCAAGAACTGCTCGAAAAGCAAATCATCAAAGTAAATCAAAAGTCGTTTAGTCAAGTAGTTGTATTAGGTTCGGCTACGTTCCAACCGTTTATGCAGCTATCATCTGGTCAGCGCCGAGAGATTATTGAAGATCTTTTAGATCTGCAAATTTTTACTGTAATGAATTCTATTTTAAAAGATAAAGTTCTTACAAATAGCGAGAACATTTACGAAGTTACCAGCAATAAAAAATTAGTAAACTCCAAGATTGAACTTACTAAAAATCATTTGCAAGAATTGCAAAACAATAATAATAAATTGGCTGTAGAAAAAGAAAAGATTATAAAAGAAACTGATAAAAAGATAAAAGAACTATCTGGTAAAATGAAAAAGATAGATGAGCAGATAGAAAATTGTCGTAGTCAAATAGGTGATAACGAAAGCGTATCTAAGAAGCTAGAAAAGCTATCTAAACTAAGACATCAAATAGAAGCCAAGATGGCTATCTTAAATCAAGATGTAGACTTTTTTAATAATCACGAAAATTGTCCTACATGTAAGCAACACATTGAACAAAGTTTTAGAGACAAAACGATTGAAGAAAAAACTTCTCAGATTAAAGAAACTGAAGAAGGTTTGAAGTTATTATCAGTTGAATATGACACTGCTAATAATCGTCTAAAACAAATTATGAATATGAATAGTGATATTCAAAAATATGAGATGGAAAGGGTT